ACATAACATGAAGAAGGCTATTGAAGCAGCAAAGCATCGCTTCAAACCAGAGCGCGTAACGTTTCTCAATAATGCCGCAGGAAGACGCAGCGGCGACTTAAATTTGGTAGATGGAATTAGGTCGGACAATCTAAGAGATTCAGCAGTACAAGAGAGCTTAATCAAAGATTACCTTAAAGACTATCAACCCACTGAAAAAATGCTTGAACGCATCTTCTCACTCAACAAGAAGTACAACTCTCAAATTGAAGAAAACGAAGAAATACACAGAAATGTCAACTGGAAGCTAGAAAGCTTTGAGTGGGACAATCTCTTTAATTACGGAGAGGGAAACAAAATTAATTTTAATAAATTCGGTGGTGTCGTCGGCTTGTTTGGTAAAAACTATTCTGGCAAGTCAAGCGTAATCGATGGACTACTCTATACTATATTTAACAGTACATCCAAGAACGAAAGAAAGAATCTAAACATCATTAATCAGACAAAAGATTCTTGTATGGGCAGAGCAGTAATTTCAATTGGTAACAAAAAGTTCACCATCGAAAGAACATCCGACAAGTACGTTAAAAAGCTCAAAGGCGAAGAGACTCTTGAAGCAAAAACTGATGTAGAATTCAGCGTTGAAGATTGCGACACGGGCGAAACCTCAAGTTTAAATGGTCTCACGCGAAACGACACCGACAGCATAATTCGTAAGCATTTCGGTTCCTTAGAGGATTTTTTGATCACTTCGCTAAGTTCTCAACTTGGAGCTTTACAGTTTATTAATGAGGGGTCAACCAAAAGAAAGGAAATCCTGGCAAAATTCTTAGATCTTGAGATATTTGATAAAAAGTTTAAGCTTGCCAAAGAAGACGCCACCGATTTGAGAGGTGCCCTGAAAAGGCTTGAGGGAAGAGAGTTTAATGACGAGATCTATGAAACTGAAAAGCAGTTAATGTATCTTGAAAATGAAACCATCTCAGAAAAGACCACTTGCGAAGTATTAGACAAAGAGCTTCAAGGATTGGTTCGAGAAAAGGAAGAATCAGAAAAAACATTCTCTGAAATCCCAACTCAGATGATCAATATCGACAGCATTTTAACCAAAATCAAGGAAGAGGAACAACGCAAAGAAGAGCTTGAGAACACCTCACAAGATTATGATGTAAAACTTGTCGAAAATAGGGAAGTTTTGGATAAAATTGAGGACTTGTTGGGTGTCTTTGATATAGGGGACATCAAGAACAAAAAATCTGAAATTGATGAGAAACTTGTCATTTTAGAAGAGACCGAAAAGAAGCTCGATGACACTCAAAAACTCAAAGAACGAACAGAAAAAAAGATTACTTTATTGGATGAAGTTCCATGCGGAGAAAAGTTTCTAAGCTGCAAGTTTATTAAGGATGCTTCCGCAGCAAAACAAGAATTACCCAGCTTAATTCAACTTGTTCAAGAAATTGGCAGAAATCAGATAAAAGCCAACAATGAACTTGATAATCTTGACCAAGAGAAGGTTGCCTCTTATCTTGAGAAATATGAAGCAGTTCTTGAGAAAAAGAATGACACCGAAAAAGACACCTTCAAGCTCGATTCAGAGCAAAAAGGGTGTAAAAACGATCTACTGCTACTTGAAAAAGAGTTGGAAGACCTATATAAACAACAAGAAGAATATGACCTAAACAAAGAAGCCATTGAAAATAAAGAACAACTTCAAAATCATATTACAGTTCTTAGCGAGCAAATAGACACAAAGCAGACCAAAAGTGACAAGTGCCAGCAAAAACTCTTGGGATTATACAAAGAGCATGGCTCGCTTGAAGAGAAAATTCGCTCCCTTAAAGAGCAAAAAGAAGAACTTTCTGCACTTAATGAAGAATATACTGCTTATGATTTGTTTATGCACTGTGCCCACTCAAACGGAATTGCTTATGACATCATCAAAAAGCAGCTTCCCGTGATTAATACTGAAATAGCCAAGATTTTGGCCAATGTTGTTGACTTTAATATCTTTTTTGAGGCCGATAACAGGAAGCTTAACATCTTTATTCAGCATCCAAAATATGATCCAAGACCGCTTGATCTTGGTTCCGGCGCAGAAAAGACGATAGCAGCGATGGCAATAAGACTTGCCCTTCTTTCAGTGTCAAGCTTGCCAAAGTCCGATATTTTTATTTTGGACGAGCCAGGAACAGCATTAGACGCTGAAAATATGGATGGACTTGTTTCAATCTTTGATATTATTAAAAACTACTTTAAAACAATTATTCTAGTCTCCCACCTCGATTCTCTCAAAGATTGCGTAGACAATCAAATAACAATCGATAAGCAAAATGGGTATGCTTTTGTTCAAGAAATCTAATTATATTAAAGATTTTCTAGGAAAGCTCACTTATGACCACATATTATGTTTCTAAAACCGGACTTGATGTCAACACCGGCCTCTCTGGCTCTGGAGCTAAATTAACAATTAATTCAGCTTTAGGGGTTGCCACTTCTGATGGCGATGTTGTTGAAATTATTGATGAAGGTGATTATAACGAAGGCAATCTTTGGCCTGCTGCTGCTAATATGGTAATAAAGCATACTGCAAGTTGGCTCGGACGCCCAAAAATATATGGCACGGGCTTGGGTGGTAACGATGGAACCAGAGCATTCCAACCTTCAAGCACAAACACGACATATATTGGTTTAGAAATTTCTAATTATAGCGCCGACGTTTTCCAAGATCTCGGCGCCGGTTACGATAAATTTCATATGAGCGGGTGCTTTGTACATGATGTACCCAGTCTTGGTAGCTCCAGAATCACTAATACAGATGTGTCGACACCTACTACTCTTAAGCAATGCATAATGTTTTTTGAACCGGGCATTTCCTCGCCAATAATCAATGGTGGATATATGGAGATCTCCAACTGCTTGATAACTTCAAGTAATACATCGCTCGATTGGCCTCTTATCGAGGATAGTTCGAACTTTGGAACAGCCAGCTTCTCTACTATTATTAATAGAGGCACCACGAGCAAATCAACAGTGTTGTTATCAAAAGTAATTAATTGTATTGTTTATTCGACAACAGCCGGGGATGGAATAGCGTCAGATGACCAAGATTATAATCTAGCAACTGTTCCTGGGCATGCCTTCAAAAATAAAGCTGATTCAGCGAACGCCGCTACAGGTTCCAATTCCGCTTTCACAACATATGCTAGTTTGGGATTTGTTGATGGTACAGCGGTAGGAGGCAGCGTCACAATCGCGCCAAATTACGATATACAGGCGAGCAGCGTAGCAGTAGACGCTGGCACGGCATATGATGGAATTGTTGTTGATATAACTGGAACTGTGCGACCGTGGGGAAATCCACCAGGAGGAACCTTTGATATTGGCTGCTTTGAATATATGAATCCTTGGGTGAATCAGACTGATGAGGAAGAGTTCCCATTCAGCACAGATTTTACAAACAATCACTATTCCAATATGAATGCTAATCAAAAGTTTCGCTTTCTTAACAACCCAAAACAGGTTCCATTTTCTCGTGGAGTGAAGGGACCGGCAACATTAAGAGGAAGAAACACGCCTTACAAAGCAGAATAAAAAGGAGAATTTTTATGAAAGAAGTAGTAGATAAAGGATTAAATAAATTATTGTCAAGAAAGCTGATGGTATGGGCGACGGCAACCGTCTTTATGCTTATGCCCTCAACGCCTCTTGCTTCATCCGATTGGGTAGCAATTTCGCTTGCTTACATCGGAATTCAAGGCTTGGCAGATATTGCAACTCGTTGGAGGCATGGAGCATAATATGAATTTACAAGAACTTAGAAGACTGGTAAACAGTGAATATAGAAAAGCAATTAATGAAGGTAGATATGAGTACGAGTTACCCATAGAAGATTTTCTGAGGTTCTTTGACGACGGCAATGAAGAAAAATCACATCAGGATTTTGAAACGCTTGTCGCTAGTGAACTTTTGGAGCGTCTCCGTGATGGCTCTATTGATTTTGATAATGTTTCTTACATTGCCCAAAATCTGTTGGATGATAGGGAAATCAAAGCATCAATTGATAGATATGATTGGAGTCTTCCCTTCACCGATGAGGAGATCGAAGCAAGGACCGCTCGATTTGGCTGGAGCGACGAAGAAAAGTCAACTGTTGAAAAACATAGTCAGCTTGACAGAGAGCCAGAAATTACAATTGATGGAGTCATGGAAGAATTGACCAAGCTCATGGATGACAGCGATTACTAAAATGTTTACTATGTTGACAATTAAAGCCACCCTTAAAAAAATATGGACTTGGATAAGGCACTATTGGTATATTCCGGCTGTAATCTTGTACACTTTAGTATTGTGGTTCATCTTTGGCAAAAAAGACAGGGCACATGAGATTCTTAAGATTCGAGAAGAAAGTCTAGAAAGTCAAATCAAGGTAATCAACGACTCCCACAAAGAGGAGATCGCAAAACGTGATGAAGTCACAAAGAAATACAATGAGTTGATTTCTAAATTAGAAGAAGAATATAAGAAAGACAATAAAGAACTTGAAGCCTCAAAGAAAAAAGAGGTTAAAGATCTTATTGAAAAGTATTATGATGATCCTGATGAGTTAGCTAAACTAATTGCTGAAAAATATGGGTTTAACAATGTTGAATAAAACAATCGCTTTCCTTCTGGTCTTTTTGCTGGCCTTTCCAAGCTATGTCTTGGCCGAACCACCAGAAGAAGGACCAAAAGTACACAGCATCAAAAAAAATGAGAAGGCCCCTTTTGCTGGAGTCCTTTTCAATTCAGTCGCAGCCGCAGAGGTCTTGGCAGAAAAATCGTACTTCGAAAAAGAGTGCGAACTTAAGATCAACTTCCAAGTAAATAAAGAGAAAGCTCGACTTCAAGCACTAATTGATTCCCAAAAAGTTTCATATGAATCTCTCGAAAATAGGTACGGCGCTATAATTAAGATTAAGGACCAAGAGATAGAAAGACTCAGTTCTATCGCTTTGAATACGAATGACTATTCTACTCTTTGGGCCACAGGCGGGATTCTGGCCGGTATCGGTTTGACTCTTGCTGTCATGTACGCAATAGAGAGGTAATTATGCGATGGCACGGGGGATTGGAAATTATAGTAGAGCAAAACTTGAAGAGATAATCGTAGATCTTCAGGAAGAGGCCACTGGTGATATCAGTGCCGTCACTGCTGGCACTGGTCTAACGGGCGGCGGCAACTCAGGTGCAGTTACTTTAAATATTGATTACGGTGGTGACGATTCCCTTATTAAAGCAGCCTCAGATGGTACAGGAATTACAGTCAGCACCAGCGATCTTGTATTAATTGCTGACGTAGACGATAGCAATAACGTTAAATATGTTAATATAAGCCAGCTTGGAACTTCTGTCGCTGGCTCCGATACTCAAATACAATATAATAATGGCGGCGCCTTTGGGGGAGCTTCTAATTTAAGTTACGACGACTCCACAGGCTATTTAGGGATCGGCGCAACAGGAGCCAATATAACACACGCCATAACATTGCCAGATACAGCAGGAGCCGCTGGCAGAGTCAAAGCAAACGCATACATGACCTACTCTTCAATTAGATTTAAAGAGAATGTCGAGACCATTCAGAACCCTCTCCAGATCATTTCTAATGTAAGAGGTGTAACCTTCTCTTGGAAAGAAAATAATTCTTCAGACTTCGGATTCATCGCAGAGGAAATAGGGAAAGAGCTTCCAAATATTGTTGAGTGGGAAGAGAAAGGAAAGAAAGCTCTTAGCATGGATTACACTCGAATCGTACCAATTTTAATTGAGGGAATAAAAGCTCAACAACTTCAAATAGATGAATTAAAATCTGAAATTATTTCACTAAAACGCAGTACTGAAAGCCAATCATAGACTAATTACCCCTACACATTCCTCATAAAAGAGGAATTTCCTATGGGGGGAAATATACTATGTCTGTTTATTCACAAGTGTCTTCATACTCTGATTATGTTGACCTACAACACTACACTGGTTCTGCTGGCGATACCGGCGCTGGACCAGAAATGAGTGGTGCGTTTTGGCTGTCCGGTTCGACCGCCACCGAAACCACATTCTTTTTTAATTCAGGGATTGAAACTGCCGGTTCAATAACTGGCGAAACAAGCCTTACCATTGGCAACGTTGTACTCGTTGAGGCTGAATTAGATTATCTTAATGGTATCACTATTGGTACAGCGGGTGCTAGTAAAGCTTTGGTTCTTGACGCTGAAAAATTCATCGACGGAATTGAACAACTCACAGCCTCTATTATGAGCGCCTCGTCAATTTTTTGTACCGATCTTACCGTTCATGATGCTACTCTTACAATCGGCTCTACTTCAATAAGTGAAGATGAAGCTGGCTTTATTGATGGCGTTGTCGCTGGTACTGCCGCCGCAAGTAAAGCCGTCGTACTTGATGGTAGTAAAAATATTGCTACTATTGGTACAATTGGTTGCGGAGCAATCACTTCTACTGGTGCTTCTACTTTTGGCAGCGTTTCTGGTTCTACTACGGTCTCTGGTCGTTCTTTTACGGCTGATACTGGTGGCACAATTGGTTGTGCTGCTGACACCGATCTTATGACGCTCACTGCCAACACTCTTACCGTCGCAGGTGCCACCAATTCCACTACAGTTTCTGGTTCAGGCCAGCTTTCTGGTATGAAGTTGGTTGTTGACACTGGCGGTACAATCGGCCTCGCTGCTGATACTGATCTTCTGACTCTTACCGCCAACACTCTTACCGTTGCTGGAGCAGCTAACGCTACTTCGCTTTCTGCTTCTGCTGGTGTTTCTGGTGGGACAGGTTCTTTCGGCACAACTGTTACTGCTGGCACAACGATGTCTGCTTCGCAAGGCATTTCTGCTCGTTCGCTTACCGTTGATACTGGCTTAACTATTGGTTGCGCTGCTGATACTGATCTTCTGACTCTTACTGCCAACACTCTTACCATTGCAGGTGCCACCAATTCCACTACAGTATCTGGCTCAGGCCGCGTTGCTGGCCAGGGATTGATGATTGACAACGGCGGAACCGTTGGAATCGTTGCAGATGCTGATCTTATGACTCTTACTGCTAACACGCTTACCGTTGCTGGAGCAGCTAACGCTACTACAGTTTCTGGTTCTGGTGCTGTTTCTGGTGGAAGTTTTGCTGGTGGAACATTTGTTACTGCTGGCACAACGATGTCTGCTTCGCAAGGCATTTCTGCTCGTTCTATTACTGTTGATACTGGCTTAACTATTGGTTGTGCTGCTGACACCGACTTGCTGACTCTTGCTGCCAACACGCTTACCGTTGCCGGTACAGTTAACGCTAGTACTGCGATGTCTGCTTCTACTACAGTTAAAGGTCGTTCTTTTACGGCTGATACTGGGGGCACAATTGGCTGTGCTGCTGATACTGATCTTATGACTCTTGCTGCCAACACACTTACCGTCGCCGGTACAGTTAATGTTGGTACTGCGCTGTCTGCTTCTACTACGCTTTCTGGTCGCTCTCTTACTGTCGATAATGGTTTAACCATTGGTTGTGCTGCTGATACTGACTTGATGACTCTTAGCAATGGCAATGTTACGTTCACGGGAACGACTGTCATTGGTACTGCTGATGTCAATGGTGGAGCTATCGACGCTGTTACTATTGGTACTAACTCCGCAGCTACACGACTTGTTGTCCAAGGCGCTGGCGCCCAAAGCGTTAAGTCTACTGGAGCAAATCATATTACGTTGTCCGCAGGTCAAGGCGAATCAGCAAATGTTGCTGCTAACCTTGTTTTCAATGCTGCTAACCTTATGTCTTTTGATGCTCAAGGTACTGATGACGGCGACGGATTCAGCTTTACATTGGGCACCGACAACGCCGATACTGCTTTTTCCATTTTAAATAATTCCGGCACTGAGTTGGCTTTTTATGATGGCTCAGGTATATTCGAGCACAATGATGGCCAACAAGCCGCCGCTGACTTTATCCTTAATGGTACTGGCTCGGTTAATCACAACATTGCTTACGAACCTGATTTGAATTCTTTAATTCTTTATCAATCGGGAACCGAAACTGCTCGTTTTGGTGGTGACGCCGCTACTGATTATGCTGTTGATGTTAAAGATGGCTCTTCCGCCAAGAACAAAATCAGAGCAGCCGCTTTCGTTACTTATTCGGATGAAAGACTTAAGACTGATGTTGTTGAAATGAACAACGCACTTAAGACTGTTAATTCTATCAAAGCTGTTAACTTTACTTGGAAGAAAGACGGTTCTCAAGACTTTGGCTTCTTAGCCCAAGATCTTAAGAAAGTCATTCCTCAAGCTGTTCATGGTAATGATGATGGATTACTTGGTGTAGATTACGGTCGCTTGACTTCCGTTCTCGTCAAAGCAATTCAAGAACAATCTGTTCAAATTAAAGCTCTCCAAGAGAAGCTTGACAAGTAATTGACTTTTTAGTCTAATTGTTTGTTGGGAGGGGGGTCAAACCCCTTCCCTTTTTTTTTAAAAGCCTAATTAACTTGTGGTATAATAATACATTACCGGAGGACACAATGTCTGAATATGGCAGCAGCGCAAATATAACTGGTTCTTTAATAGTTGACGGCGAAATTGATTTAGGAAGCGGCGATGACGCCGTTGATATAGATGCTGGTACTCTTTATGTTTCGGCATCCAACGATAGAGTCGGAATCGGTACAGACTCTCCTGATGGCTTGCTACACATCAGCACAGCAACAACTGACGCTACACTTATTTTAGAAGCCGATACGGACAACAACAATGAAGGCGATAACCCAATTATCATTTTCAGACAAGACGGCGGCTTCGTTGACTCTGCCATTTACCATGCGACGGCACCATCCAACAACGACCTTCATATTGCCTCCGCAGTTAATATGGTATTTTCAACATCAACCAACGGTCGCTATGCCAGTGCAACACCAAAAATGGCGATCAACGATACTGGTGAAGTTGGCATTGGAACAACCGAACCAAACGATGACGCAATCCTAGAACTATCTTCTAGCGATCAAGGATTTATGTTACCGAGAGTACTCAGCGGCGCAAAACCCACTGCGTCTTCTGCCATAAATGGTCTTATGATTTATGAAGAGGATACCCACCTCTTAAAGATTGTAGCGAACGGCGAGTGGGAAACCATCAGTTTTGAAGCCTAAAGTGAGCAAAGACCTCAACAAAATAGCGGCTATAGAAAAAGCCATTGCTAAAAAGTTTGGCACTGAAACTATCTTGAATCCGAAGTCACTTTGGGACGATGAAAAAGAAGAAGAATATCTCATTCAATCAAAAGAGTTTTATGAAAACAAAAGAAAAAGAGAAGAAGAAAGTGAGAAAACTGAGAAAGATGGTTTTTTACTACCTAAAAATCTAATTACTAAAGAAACTAAAAGAGTTTGTCCCACTTGTGAGACTTATTCTTTTAAAATAAGAGACGATCTCTACATGAATAAATATGAATGCTGCTTTAATTGCTACATTCAGTGGATCGAAGATAGAGAAGAAAGATGGTTAAACGGTTGGAGACCTAAAAAGGAGCAAAATTAAATGGCGACTATGACTGTAAATGATATTGTAATAGGACTTAATCAGGCGGCAGCAAATGCCTACGATGGTTCACATGATAAAAGATTTGTTGTCGATGGAGAAGATAAGCCCGTCGGCCTCAAACGAGAAGAGGGTTGTGCCCTCAACGATTCCCGAGTCATTGATGGATTTAAGGTCCGTTTTAGTGGTCCCAAACTGATTGTTTCCTATCAGTCTGAGCTACCGCTTAAAGACGTACACAACACAAAACTTGACCAAGAAATCGAACAAACTTATGCTGATATTGTTAAGTTTCTTAAGAAGGAATACAAGAAGATCACAGGCAAAACTGTAGATCTCAAGGCAGATGGCCCTTGTAACATTCTAATGCAAAATATGTCCAAGCTTCGTACTTGGGTTGAGTGCCAGAAAACTTACACAGTTGGTAGTTTGAAAGATGTTATGCCGGTTGGAGATCCCTCTGAAGATCGTCTTGATAAAGACTTTAAGAAGTTTCTTGATCTTAAGAGTGATAAAAAGCCTAAAAACGTTACTAAAAAAAATGATTAATGGCCTACGAATTAACCAAAGAACAGATAATCAAAGAGATTGTTAAGTGTGGCAAAAAGCCCGTTTATTTTATTAACACTTATGCGAAAATTCCCCACCCTGGCAAGGGCCTGATTCCGTTTAAAACATATGATTTTCAAAGTGAACTGGTTGAAAACCTTGACCTGCATCGCTTTATTGTAGTACTCAAGGCAAGGCAGCTTGGAATCTCAACGATTACAGCAGCTTACGTTGCTTGGCTCTGTCTCTTCCATAGGGACAAAAACGTTCTCATAGTGGCCACAAAGCTTGCCACAGCAGCCAACATGGTCAAAAAAGTCAAAACTATTTTAAAACATCTCCCAGAATGGCTAAGAATCTCTGATTTTGCTGTCGACAACAAGAACAGTATCGAGCTAACCAATGGAAGTCAAGTGAAAGCTTCTTCAACTTCAGGTGACGCTGGACGTTCAGAGGCTCTTTCGTTGCTCGTTATAGACGAGGCGGCACACATTGAGGGCCTTGAAGACCTCTGGACCGGCCTCTACCCCACAATCTCAACTGGTGGACGTTGCATCGCCATTTCTACGCCAAATGGTGTTGGTGACTGGTTCCACGAAACATACGTTAATGCAGAAGCAGCAGACAATGAATTCTACCCAGTGAGACTATTCTGGGATCAACACCCAGAAAGAGATAAAGAATGGTTCGACACTGAAACAAAAAATATGAGCCAGAGACAGATCGCCCAAGAGTATGAATGTAACTTTAATACTTCAGGTGACACCGTAATCCATCCAGACGACATTGTGAGAATCAAAGCCACCGTTATGGAACCAAAATATAGAGTCGGCTTTGATAGAAACACTTGGATTTGGAAAGAACCTTCAGACAGCAACACTTATTTGCTTGTAGCAGATGTAGCCAGAGGCGACGGAATGGACTCAAGCACCTTCCACGTTTTTAATCTTGAAACGATGGAAATCGTTTGCGAGTACAAAGGCAAGCCAACTCCTGATCTATTCTCAGAAATACTGTACACCACTGGCAATGAATATAATGGAGCAATGCTTGTTGTTGAAAACAACTCTGTTGGCTTTCATGTTCTAGATAAACTAATCGAGAAGGAATACAAAAATATCTACTTCTCCAGGAAAGGAACTCATAGCTATGTAGAACAATACGCAGCGCAAGGAGATTCCTCAGTTATTCCAGGGTTCACCACGTCACAAAAAACTCGACCTTTGATTATCGCTAAGTTCGAAGAATTTATTAGAAATAAAGTATTAACTATTTATTCTACGAGATTAGCGAGCGAACTAGACACGTTCATCTGGAGAAATGGTCGCCCCGAAGCACAGCGTAACTACAATGATGATTTAGTTATGGCAGCTTCCATTGGTTGTTGGGTTAGAGATACTGCTATCATAGAAAACAAAAAAGAAATTGAGTACAAAAAGGCATTTATGAATTCAATTATTAAATCAGACACTCAGTTGAGTACAAAGATTCCAGGTATGCAAAAATCAACGATGGTAGAAAGAGCCTTTGACGAACAACAAAAAATCAAAGAAAACTTATGGATTATAAAAGGATAAAAAATGGCCGATCAAGCTAAAAACACCAAGAACTCTGAATCAGCCCTGTTTAAAAGATTAACAAGGTTATTTTCAGGCCCAATCATTAACTATCGCTCCCAAAGCACTCGTCAGCTTAGACGAAGAAGGATGGACAAGTATGCCAATACCTTCAAAGATGTTATGGGGCAGAAGTTTGAAAGATACGACTATAATCCCTACAACAACTTTTCCAGTTTTGCGATGCAAACCCAAAGCCGCCTTCAAAGATATAACGACTTTGACCAAATGGAATTCACGCCAGAGATCGCCTCTGCTTTGGACATTTATTCTGATGAAATGACCACTTTTAACGTCTACAACACCATGTTAACGGTCAAATCCTCCAACGAAGAAATCAAAGGCATCTTGAAAATCCTTTTTAATCAAGTTTTGAACATTAATTACAACTTATTTGGTTGGGCGAGAACGATGTGTAAGTATGGCGACTTTTACTTGTACCTGGACATCGACGAAAAGCTCGGGATCAAACAAGTCATTGGCCTCCCCTCTCGTGAAGTAGAAAGAATTGAAGGCGAGGACAAACAAAATCCAAATTATGTACAATTTCAGTGGAATAGTGCCGGTATTACTTTCGAAAACTGGCAGTGCGCCCACTTTAGAATCTTAGGCAACGACAAATTTGCCCCTTACGGAACGTCTGTTCTGGA